AAATGAACAACTCTGGTTGACCCATATCACCAACACTAAGACCAGCCCTACCACGACCAAACACCGAGGATGCTAGACGCTGTTCTTCACGCTGACGGACAGGATCTAACATTGCTTGCTGTTCAGCAAAGTAACTCTGAGCAGCGGCAGTAGGATCATATGATGTCGGTGTTACCTGCTGGCCTAACATCCCTAGTTGCTGTGCGTAAGCAAGTTCCTCTGGGGATGCTTGCCTTGATACATCAGTAGGTAACAGTTGACCAGCAAGGCCAAACAACCCTGGTACAGCGCCTCTGATAGCGCCTAACTCAGCACCAGCACCAAGAGCAGTTTCAAGTGATCCTGGAGCAACACCGAGTAGCCTCTCCTGTAGCGCTTGTAACTCAGGCGAGACTGTGTAACCAGCGCTGGTAAGCCTACCCGCATCATCAAAGCCAAACTGACTTTGACCGAATCGGGTTGTTATACCTACTGGTCGAAATCGGGCTTCTTCGGCAGCGATTCTTGCTGCTTCTAACTGAGCATTGGCAGACATGCCAGCGGCTCTTTCAGCAGAACGACCCGCGCTACGCGCCCCTAAGAAACTTAAACCACCACCGATAGCAGCACCGCCTAATAGTGCAGCACCTGTACTAATTGCCATTATTCAACTCCTTAATAAAAGTTCTTTCTGTGCCTGTGTAGCCTTTGCTTTTATATATCTTTGTTATTGCTTCCACATTGTCGTCCTCTAAAGCAATCATAAACATACCATTAGCTTTCTTATCTTTGGCCCATTGTTCTAAGGCGTTATATAGAATATTACCAGCACCTTTACCTCTGTAGTCTTCATCTAACCACCACCATAATTCTTGAACCACAAAGTAATTATGATTGAAGTACAGAGGAAATAATAAACCAGCAGTAATGCCTATGATTTTATTGTTGTCTTTACAGTTTAGGACAACAATGTCTGGATTACTTAAACAGGTTAGTAAAAAACTTTTACAACTATCGTAATCAAACTTAACACTATCTTTAACAGTACACTTAGAATGAAACTTTTCTAGTAACTGTAGATATTCTTCAATATCGTCTTCTGTTGTAACTGAAAGTGTTAAAGATTCGTTCATCAATTAGAAGTAATAATCTGTTTTAGTTCGTCTACAGTTGTAGCGTTGTTAATCTGAGTCTGCATTATAGCATACTTTTCCCTAACACGCTGACGCTCTATTTCTGCTTGAGTAGCCTCGCTAGGAATAGTGACTTTAATATCTAACGGAGCAAACTCAGCAGCTCTATCAATCCTACGCTTAGTGTGTGCAATGTCTTTTGCTTTGTTAATATCAACTGTTATGCCCATGTCCATGCTCCACGAAAAGTCCTGTCACTAGGTATCTGTGAGACATCTACAATCTCATAAGGAACACCAGCAGGAACATCTTTAGCTGCTAGTTCTTCAATAGTGTGTGTTTCAAGATACTCTGGCGATGGAATAATTATAACAACACCACCATCATTAGTAGGATAAATAATTCTTTTGTTCATTATACTTTCCTTTATCGGAACACAGATATACAAACAAATTTAAAATCTTCAAAAATACCTGCTCCATTGGTACAGCCAACTCTCAATGCACTGATTGACGGATCGGCTGATAAATTTATTGAAATAACAGAATCTTGAGTACTACCTTCTCTCCTTCCCATACCTACTGGAGAATAATTAACATCAGATAAGGTTGTTGTAAAATTAACTGTGTAGTCACCAGTACCATTATCAGTAATACTAGACACATTACCAGAACCACGAATAGATACAGTACCTGTGCCATCAAAGTTTACCCATGCTCTTGCTGAATATGACGGAGCAGATCCAGATGCTGTTGATAATTTTGCAGGACTACCAGACGACCAAGTTGTGCCATTAGACACCAAAGCATTACCGCTAGTTCCTGGTGCTATTGAAGTTATAGCAGATGTTCCGTTACCAACTAAAACATTATTAGCGGTGTGTGTTGTAGCACCAGTACCGCCTTTACTAACAGGAAGAGTACCAGTAGTATCAGACTGATCTAGACGAACTGTAAGGGTGTTACTAGCGCCGCTAATAGTTTTATTTGTTAGTGTTGCTGTTGCTGTTCTTTCAGTAGTTCTTTCTGTAGAAATAGCATCAGTAACAAAGGCTGTAGTAGCTAACTGTGTTGTATTGGTTCCACCAGCAGCAGTAGGCGCAGCAGGAGTACCAGTAAAAGTAGGAGAAGCAATGTTAGCTTTACCAGCGATGTCCTGAGCAATCCGATTAACTACATAAGCAGTGCTAGCAATCTGAGTATTGTTGGTTGCGGTAGACGCTGTCGGTGCTAACGGAGTACCTGTAAAAGTAGGACTATCAGCATCTACTTTAGAAGCAACAGCAGAAGCAATAGCATTAAACTCTACATCAATCTCAGTGCCTTTAACAATCTTTGCAGGATTACCACTAGCAAGTGAATCCTTTACAGCAAAGTTAGTGGCTTTGACATAATTTGCCAATTTAAATCTCCTTAGATTATTGTACGACCTTGTTTAATACCAACATCAATCTTCTGTATAGATAAAGGATTGCCTTGTATATCACTCTCAATACCTAATTGCATTATAGCACCATTACCAGAAGCATTGACAAAGAATTTCTCTAGTATGATACCACCAGCATACTCAGCTATGTTATATTCACCAACACCATATTCATAACTAGTACCACCAGCAAGTACCTTAGTCTGTGCAAAGAAGTTCTCAGAATAGTCAAAACCATACTTGACTGCTATCTGAGCGCCAGAACCACCAATAACAACCATGCCTATTTTCTTTAGTATCTTTAGTTGGTTTGGTTGTTCAAAGTCAAAGTGGTTAGTAAAATACTCCATACGATATGACGAAGCATTATCATAATGACCAAAGTATTTACCAATGTATCCAGGCTTGCCTATCAGTAACTCTTTAGCATCATTAACTACAAAGGCTCTAGGATCGATACTATTCCACTGTGTTACTCGATACGAACCATCTTGCATCGGTGTTCTAGTATCAAAGCAATACACAATATTAGATGTTGGTAGCGCTAACAGATAGAAAGCATCTCTACTGTAATATACACCTTTAATTGCAGCAGTGTTGCTCTCTGATGCAACATTAGCAATCAAGTCATCTCGTACATTCTTAGACAAGTCTCTAAACGGTAGTGATTTCTCTTGAATGATTCGTGTCAAACTACGGACACCAGTGTCAGACAAGAAGATAATATCAGTACCTGTAGATACTACAGAATCCCTAGCGATACAACCAACATTAGGAATATAATCAGCAAGAGTCAACTGAGTTACATCGATAGGATTACCATAGATGGCGATGTTATTCCTACCAAAGATAATCAAGAATCCGTTATGTGCGGCTAGTGCTACAATCTTATCGTTGTTAGGGAAGACAGCGTTAAGCGACAACGACCCACTGTCACCGCCTTGGAAATCAGAACCATCAAGCAACCTACTAAAGTATACAGTCTGTCTATCGTTAGCCATATCAGCCAACCATATACGACCATACGCTGCTAATGCACAGTTAGGTATAAAGTCAGTGGTGGTGTATCCTGATGGTAATGTTCCAATATCGCCTAAGCGTTGAAAACCAAAAGTACCACTGTCGTGTGAGTGTGGATCAGAACCACCAGAGACAGGTAACTCATGATAAACCAGCACCGGATGGCCTGCCTGTGCTAAGTAAACATGAGGCTCTGCTGCTGCTCCATCACCATAAGGCAACGAAGCCCCTTGCCAGTGATTAGCAGTGATAGTTACTGATACGTTAGCGTTGTTAGCAGCGTTACGAATGGTAGCAGTGGTCATTGTTGTAGTACCGGTAAACAACTTATTGTTACCAGCACTAAGAAGAATGTTACCACCAGTCTTAACCATCTCAAACAAGAATTGTACAGGGTTAGCACTACCGAGATCAGTGTTGACTGTGGTGTTTACAGGAGTCCAACCACGCCTAGAACCGATACGACCATACTGATCGATAACACAGTTGTTAGCAGTTAAAGCAAACCCTGAAGATAGTTGAACACTGCTGTCTTGAGTGTTTAACCCAAGAAACCCTGGAGCAGCTATACTACCTGTCTGTAACGGTTTCATTAGTAACCAACCCAAGTGATTTCATCAGGATAACGATTTGCTTCGTTAGCGATATGATCCGACAGCGACTGAAGATACAACTGATATGCTTCAGTGCTGTTGATACCAGAGTCCTCACCACGCTCTAACAATGCCTTGGAATAGGCTAAAAACTCTACAGGTTCTGCTGGCACAATAATTTGATCTGTGCTAGCAGACAAAGGTGCTGTAGGCTTAATGACGTTAAAGAAGATGTTATAAACACCATCAGGAATAGGAAACAAATCTACTTGTGTATCACCATTGGAATCAACACCGTTAAAGTTATAAGCCTCTGGTGCGCCTTTGAGTGCTGGTGTTATATTCAAGAAGTAATCGTTCATAATAGAAGTGGCTTCGTTACGAACAAACCAATTCTTTTCTTGGTTGATTACATCAAGTACACGGAAGCGTTGACCAACACCAGTAAGTACATAGTTAAAGACATCGTTAGCAGTGGTAACTGTTAGCGTCTCTGATAGAGCGTTCCAGTTATAAGCATCCTCTACTTGACGCTTTGCATCGTTGACAAACCTACCAATCAACTTAGAGTAGGAAGTGTCAGTAACAGCAGTAACTTCGTTCTCACGAAGCCTAATCAATACATTATTAACTGTTTCAAGATAAGTTTGGTTAGCCATTTAGCAATCCCATTTCTTTAGTGCCAGTGCCTTCCTTGTAGGTCTGCCTTTCTCGTCCTTCATTGGACCAGACACACCTGACATCCTTGCACAGAATGATTTCCTTCGTTTAGCAGCAGTGGGTGACTTTGCTGCTTCCTTGGCTGATACTGGTGGTTTAAGATTAGCACCTTCAGTACGCTTGAAGTAATCTCGACCCTTCTGGTTTAAACCACCTTCTTTGTTCTGATATACCTTCTTAACCATTATGTTTGATCCTTTTTACTGATAGGAAGACAAACACCTTCAATCATGTCTACATCTATTTCTGATTCAATGTTGTGTATAGCCTTCATAGCAACGGCTTGACACTCTCGTTCACTGTAGAAGTTTTCATCAGACTTCCAGAAGGCGCATTGACCATCAACACAGAAAACAACCACAGCGATAAAGAATTTCATTTTTTAACTTTCCTGCTCATCTCACTACGAACAATCGCTCTAATCTTCTTTTCCATCTCTGCTTCTTTAATCTTTTTCTTTTTATCTTCGATGGCTTCTTCTTGCTTATCTAACTTTGCATAAGTTTTGTTCTTAATCATTTTTTCTTCTTAGCCTTTCTTGCCGTTGATAAGGCAATGGCAATTGCTTGCTTCTGGGGCTTCCCTGACTTCATTTCCTTACGGATGTTCTCAGAGATAGTCTTCTTAGAGTATCCTTGTTTCAGTGGCATTACTTCTTCCTTTTCTTTGCTGTCTTAGCAGCGTCCTTGAAGTCTTGGGCCGATGGTGCGCCTTTACTACCTACTTTACGCATACGCTCACCAGAACCATCAGCAATGCGCTTACGCTTAGCTTGGATGTTAGCATATAGTCCTGGTTTAGTAGCCACGCTTTACCTTCTTCTCTTTCATACCACCAGACTTCTTCATGCACTTACCAGCTTTCTTACACTTTGCTGGAGTAGGACAACCAGGACAAGGTTTAAACATAGTAACTCCTTTAGGTATTAAACTGAACTGCTAACTTAGGATCTAACTCTACGGATATAATAAAACTAAAGGTAGTAAGGTTATCTTGTTGCTCTACTCTAATTTCATCACCTTCTTCTAGTACAACATACTTACCATCACCACCCCACTCTAACCCTGTACCAGCATTAAATGAAGCATTAACTATGCCGTACTCTTCGTTGGTAGATTTATCATACCAGTACACTGTTGCTGTTTTGTTGTTAGCACCGGTGTTGGCAACATACAACAATGTCCATAATGCTGTTTGGTGCGTAGGAACAGTATAGATAGTTTCCTTAGCCGCAGTGGTTTTAGTCTTACCTTTACTAATCTTTCTTGACATTGTTCTTTCCTAACCAGCCTTGAACTGTTTGAGTTTCGTAGATTCTAAAACAAGTCCACACAATAGTAAGTAATGCAGCAATTGCTGGTAAAACTTCTGCCAATGTTCCTACCACAGTTACTATTGATACAGCATCACCAGCAGCTTTAGTAGTTTCATGTTCAATTGCCATTGTACTCGATCCTATTTAATTTGTCAAGAATTATTTAAGGTTTAACAGGCCATTGAACATCCCAAGGAAACTCTGGTTGATCTGTAATGTCTCGTAATGATTGGCGATATGATGCCCACACTGTTCGATCTACAGGAGCATCAAGAACCTGAGTCCAATCAGATTCTGATAGTAACTCAGTGCGTTTTCTACGAACATCAGAAGACTTATTTGCAGTATCAACATCAATCTGTTCTTGAGTTTTATTAACAACAGTTTTAGTAATAGTCCAAACACCATCAACCAATGTTGGAAGATTAGATGTTTCTAGTCGCTGAGTTCTTGGATCATAACTTGGTTGCGTTTGTATTGATACTTTAACCATACCATAATCTGCAAGTGTCTGCTCTGGAATAACAACAGGGAAAGACACTTGTGGATTATCACGGCGTAGGTTATCAGGTGCATATGGGTATTTTGCGGCAATGCCGTCAATTATTAGAGCGTACATAATGCACCTTATGAAATAGAGTAAGAAAAGACTTGAGAAGTGCCATCGTTTTCAGCCACAAAAAACTTAACACCATCGTCTCTAAAATAAACAGAGCGTGGCGATGTGGTTTGTGAAGACACAGAAAAAACCTTTTGGTAGGAAGTTGTGCTGATGTTCCAAGCAGTAGATAAAGAGTATTGGTTAATATCGTCTCCTCCAATTCCGGTGACATACATCTTTGTCCCATCCGTAGAAAAGAACAAGCCCATTGCCTGTGTCTCTTGCGAAGACACAGAAAACAACTGCACGAAAGAAAGCGTTGATATGTCCCAAGCGGTAGATAGATTGTATTCGTTCACCTCATCACCAGATTGACCGGTGATATACATTTTCAACCCATCATCTCTAAAGAATAAATCTTCTGGTGTTGATTCTTGGGAATTTACAGAAAAGTTTCTGACAAAGGAGAGGGTGGATATATCCCAAGCAGTAGACAAAGAGTATTCATACACCCTGTCGTTGGTGCTATCTATGGTGTACATCTTTGTGCCATCTGGTTTAAAAAACAAACCACGATGTTCGCCACTTTGCGTGGAAACAGATTTTACTTGCACATAAGAAGCTGTGCTGATGTCCCATGCTGTTGATAATGAATACTCAACTATCTGATCATTATCATTACCAACAACAAACATCTTAGTTCCATCAGGTTTAAAATGTAACCCCTGGACTGATGGTTCGTATGTGTTTACAGAAAAAGATACATTGTCATAAGAGGCAAAAGCTAAGTCCCAAGCATTACTAGTCCCTCCTCCCCTACCAGCCAACTTTAAAACATTCATGGCTTGCCTACCTCAGTCGCGTAGATGGTTGTGCCTACTTCCCACAACAGTATCCAAGTGTAACCAGTAGTAGCTAATGTTGGTGCTGATGCTGTACCACCAGCCTTGACCCATGTTGGATTCACAGTAGTCCAAGTGATTGTGTATGCGGACCCGTCATCAATACCAAGCAACACTACCTGACCTGCTTCAAAGTTGGTGGCCCT